GGTAGTTCCACATTTAGAAGAGCTGCTGTATCCCATGGTGGATTTGCTAGTGCTCCACTATGGCGTAGAAGTGCTGCAACTCCTAGACCCAGTGGTAGTGTATGGGTTAAGACTTCGGTACAAGGCTCTGGAACTAATCTTGTTTACAGACGTTATAATGCACTAACTAAATCTTGGGTTAAACTAGCTGTGCCAGTGCACAAGGATGGTTATGAAGCTATCTACAATCTAGACCGTGTGGGTGGTGGAACCAATATTGCTGTGGGTAGTGTGTTTGCCAAATACGAACCAAGCAACAACGGATCAGCTGGATTTGAAATCTACACTCAACGTGTAAAAGGTCAAACCAAAGTAGTTGGCTCAAACACCACCATGGCAATGGCTGCCGGTGATGCTTTTACCATGAAAGTCAGTCAGCCCAACACAGACCCTTCAATAACTGCACCCACAGTGACCACTATTACAGTTGGAGCAGTTTCAGGTGCAGCACGTGGACCACAGCAGGCTTTTGTGCAAGCTATTTTGGGTGCAAACATTCCTAACGTTACAGCACAGGTAGAATCCACTGGAGCAGTATCGATTACACATCGTTCTGGTGGTATAATCACTGTAACTAACACATCAGGTAACCCAATTGGTAATGCTGGATTTACTACTAGTACAGTAGGTGTCACTCCAGATGTAGTTCCTGGTAGTTTAAATCTTACAAATTGGACCAAGTCTGTTTATACCTACAGCGCATCACAACCATTTACTGCACCAATCGACGGTAAGTTATGGTACTACAATGATGCTACTGCTGTAGACATCATGATTAGTGATGCCACAGGTTGGAAGGGTTATAAAAATGTATCTTCCGATGCACGAGGGTACGATCTCACACTAACAGATCCAAATGGTGTTATCGTATCTGCCACAGAACCGGAGTCACAAAGCGACAACACAGTATTGGAAAATGGTGACTTATGGCTAGATACCAGCGACTTGGAAAACTATCCTAAACTTTACAGGTACAACAGAGTCAGCGCCACATGGTCATTGGTTGATACCACAGATCAAGTCAGTCAAAATGGTATTATATTTGCTGATGCTCGTTGGGACGCCAGTCTTAACACATCGAGTGTGTCAGTAGGCGGTTTAGTTGATCCTGTCAGCGGTGAGTATCCTAGCACAGTTACCATGTTAACCAGTGACTATGTTGATCCTGACTGCCCAGACTACAGACTGTATCCACGTGGCACACTGTTGTTTAACACACGTCGCAGTGGCTTTACTGTTAAGAAATTTGTAGTAAACTACTTTAATAGTACAGCATTTCCATTAGCACAGGCATTACCGACTCATCGTTCAACCTGGGTAAGCCAACTTGGACTTAAGAGTTCTGGTGCACCGGCTATGGGTCGTTATGCACAGCGCAACGAAGTTGTACAAGCCATGAAGGCCGCAGTAGATGGTAACTTAGACCTACGTGAAGAAGGGTATGCATTTAACTTGTTAACTGCTCCTGGTTACCCAGAACTGATTCCAAATCTAGTAGCACTAAACAACGATCGTGCTCAAACTGGATTTGTGATTGGTGACACACCAATGACATTGAGCAATACCACTGGTGAACTCATTGATTACAGCAATAATCAAGCAGTGACAGGTTCAGCATATCTAGCTCTGTACTATCCAAGTGCGTTGACTAATGATCTAAGTGGTAACGAGATCGCTGTTCCTGCTAGCCATATGATGTTGCGTACATTCTTATACAGTGACCAAGTTAGCTATCAATGGTTTGCTCCAGCTGGTACACGCCGTGGTTTGATTGACAACGCAGTGGCCATTGGTTATGTTGATGCCAACAGCGGTGAATTTATACGCACAGGTATTAGAAACAGTCTAAGAGATGTACTATATGAAAACCGTCTAAATCCAATTACCTTGATCAACGGTACAGGTCTAGTGGCATTTGGTCAAAAGACTCGTGCTCCTACAATTGGTACCACAGGTAGCGCAGTAGGCGGCGGCAGTGCTCTTGACAGAGTTAATGTGGCACGTCTGGTTAATTACTTGCGTACTATACTAGGTGGCGTAGCCAGTCAGTTCTTGTTTGAACCCAATGATAAAATCACCAGGGATCAAATCAAACAATTGATTGAAAGTCTACTAAATGATCTAGTAGCCAAGCGTGGTGTATATGACTATTTGGTTGTTTGTGATGAAAGCAATAACACATCAGACCGTATCGCAAGAAACGAACTGTATGTTGATATTGCTATCGAGCCAGTGAGAGCTGTAGAATTTATCTACATTCCGTTGCGTTTGAAAAATCCAGGAACCATAGCTGGAACAGCAACGACCGCAGCCACAGTCTAATAGATCGGCCGCAAATAAGAACAGGCACTTAGGTGCCTGTTTTTGTTTAAAACTATTGTTAATGATCTTGCACTCCTGCAGAAATTTGGTTGAATAAAAGATAAATATTTTTATAATTTAGGAGAGAACCATGGCAGTCGCTTCCATGAACAGATTTACAGTGCCTTTACAAACCAACCAGACTAGTACTACTCAAGGTTTGTTAATGCCAAAATTACAATATCGTTTTAGAGTAACTTTTGAAGGGTTGGGTATTGGTAGTTCGGATACATTAGAATTAACCAAACAAGTAGTTAGTTTCAATCGTCCGACAGTGAGCTTTGCTGATGTCGATCTACACGTTTACAACAGTGTAGTTCGAATCGCTGGTAAGCATACCTGGGGTGATGTCAGCACTACCATTCGCGATGATGCTGCTGGCAATGTCAGTAGGTTGGTTGGTCTACAGCTACAAAAGCAATTTGACTTTATGGAGCAAAGCAGTGCAGCCTCCGGTGGTGATTATAAGTTTATTACTCGTTGCCAAATTCTCGATGGTGGCAATGGCAACCATGAACCATTGGCTTTAGAAACCTGGGAATTATATGGTTGCTATATCAAAGAAGCTAATTATCAGGAATTAAATTATAGCAGCAATGAGCCAGTGACTATTCAGTTGAGTCTGCGTTATGACAACGCTGTACAGGTACCAGGTGGCACAGGCATTGGTACCAATATTGGTAGAGCTATTGGTAACAGTCAAGCCACATTATAATACAACATAAGCGACGCGAAATAGGGCCTCAGGGCCCTATTTTTATGGAATAAATATTGTAAATGGGATCATTATGGCCAGTATCTTTCAGAATGCAGTAAATTTTATAGGTACCACCCTAAAGCAAGCAGCCACAGTTGATAATCTAAGAGATTACCGACATGCTAGTCGCTTGTTTGTTGGTGGCGGTACATATAGACTGAATCCCAAACACAGTTATCTATTTCATGTGTTTATAGATATCAATGAAAGTTTAGCCAGCCAATATCTGTCGGGTAGATCCAATGAAGTAGAACTAGGTCTAATGGCCAAGACTGCTGACCTACCAAAATTTAATTTTAATGTCAAGGCTCATAATGCCTACAATAGAGTTAATCTTGTACAGAACAAAGTAACTTATGAAGATGTCAGTATTACGTTTCATGATGACAGTGCTAACGTAGTTAGAAATTTCTACTACGATTATTTTAAATACTACTATCGCGACAGTGATTACGGAACACGTACTAATTTGTCAACATATGCTATACCTAACAAGTATAGTCCGCAGACAGTGGGCAACTTTGGTTATCAGCGTAGAAAAGAATCTGATACCCAATTTATTAATGCCATAAGAATATACAGTTTGCACCAGAAAAAGTTTAGCGAATATATTCTTGTTAATCCTGTTATAAAAAGTTTTAGGCATAGCCAACATCAAAATCCCAGCGACAATACCATGGATCACAACATGGTAGTGAGTTATGAAAATGTTATTTACAGCGATGGCATCATTGCTCAAACCACACCCGACGGATTCGCATTACTAGAGTACTACGATCGTACACTGAGTCCGTTACGTGCCAAAGGTGGTGTTAAAAGTATTTTTGGCGCAGGTGGTTTACTGGATACAGCAGGATCAGTGCTTAGTGATTTTGAAAACGGTCAAGTAGGTCTTGGAACCATCTTAAACGCAGCGAGGGCCATTAACACAGCACGTAGTATGAATCTTAAACGTTCATTGGTCACAGAGCTGACTGGTATCTATACCAATGCTGCCACCAATGCCATTACTGGAGCTTTACCAGTGATAGATCAGGCTATTCGCACTGCAATCAATCCTACTAACCCCAATGGATACCAAATTTCTACTATACCCACAGTAGATGGCACCGTGGCAACTAGAAACGCAGGGTTGCCAAATCTCAGCAGTGTTGCTGCTTTAGCTGGTGCTGCTGTTTTCTTAAACAGTACACCTATAACCAATCGTTACCAAGCTAACCCAACTGTGCAAAACACACGCCCTGCTCCGACCGGATATAGATTAAGTTTTCCCAGTATACCCGGTGCCGCAGCGGCCACAGGAGCCACAGGTAGTACTAACTTAAACATTGCCAACAACAGTGCTGGATTACGTAATCCCACTCAGCAAGGACAAATTAATAATGCTGGCAGATTAATCGATATCAATCGCAACATTGACAGCTTGAATACCGTTATTAGAATTTTAGGCGATGATGCAGCGCAAGCTCAAACCCAAATAACCAACACACAGGCCAGTATTACCAATTTAACTGGAAGATTGGCAGCAGCTAATGCACTAACACCACCGTTGGTGCCGCCGGCAGGATTTGATATAAATGTTTGGACCAGTGATAAAAATCTTTTGGTTTCAACTCTCCAACAAGAACTTAGAAACATGACTGTTTTAAATCAATTAGCTAACACTACCTACAATACCAAGGTCAGTGAAATTAACGCAAAACGCACTGAGCTGACTACATATCAGCAAGAACGTACTAGATTAGGTGGTTAACATGAGCGTGGCTAACAATCTCACAGTAAACGATACCAGCACTGATCTTAACAGTAGCTCACGTGATTTTTTTAACAATTATTTTCAACCATCATTTCCTGTCAGTCAAAATGTAAACACAGTGATTTTAGCACAGTTTGAAAAAATCACACAAAACACTGCGTCAGCTAAAGTCTTGGCCAGCTCAGTGATTTATACAGCTATGTCACAAAAGATTGATCCAATGACGGTGTTAGATCGCATACGTTCTATGTCTACTGAAGAGTCAGCAGCTTATCTTGGATTGTTTTTGAACCTTAATCGAGTAGGCACTAGCTATCTGGGTCTGCATGGGTCACCACAACGCAGCAAATATGTTGAGCGTATGATACGTCCATGAGCAAGTATGCCAATGGTAAGTTTACCATTCGAAATAGAGAAAAGTATGTAGGGCGTAAAGAACCAACTTATCGTAGCAGTTGGGAATTTAGTTTTATGCAATTTTGCGACAACAATCCCAGTGTGCTGCAATGGGCCAGTGAACCTTTTATGATTCCATATCGTAATCCATTGACTGGTAAAAATACCATCTATGTGCCCGACTTCATGATGGTTTACGTAGATCGTAACCAACAAAAACACGCCGAAGTCATCGAAGTAAAACCTACCAAAGAAACCAGTTTTGAAAGTGCTCGCAGTGTGCGCGATCGTGCTGCTGTGGCACTAAACATGGCCAAATGGTCTGCTGCACAGGAATTTTGTAAAAGCTACGGCATGAGGTTT